GCGGAGCGAACGTGTGTTCTTTAGCTGCTTGACGTGATGTTGGTTGCCCTGCATCAGTGATAACTTTTGCTGTGTAAGCATGTACATCGAAACCAGTTGCGATCTCTTCCATCGCTGTTTCATCCTGTGCCAAGAACGCTGCTGTCCTAAATTCGAGTTGTGCAAAGTCTGCCTCCATAATTAATCCGTTGTTGAATCGTGATACAAATACTTTCTTTACTGGGAATGTGCCTCCCCTTGGCATGTTTTGCATGTTGGGATTTCTTCCACTAAAACGTCCAGTGGCTGTAATATGTTGCGTAAGTCCAACGTGCAGGAATCCGTCTGCCTTAGTGTATGTCCGTATTCCGTTGACAAAAGAAGATAGATAACTGCTGATAGCATTATGACGTTTAAGATCAGAAAGGAAACCAAGAGCCTCGTCCATTCTATTGTTCCTAGCAGTCGAAGATAGTACATCTAGTTCATCCTTTCCTGTGTTAAATCCATTAGCACTGACCCACTTCTTGCTTGGTGCAGTGAAGCGTAGCCCTGCTATTTGTTTACTATCCTTTAGTTTGTACCCTTGTGCATTACAATCTTTGCATTTATTCGGTCTAGCAAACTTTGTTCCATCTTTTTTAAGTCGGTATACTTTACCTTCTCCTTTGCAACTAGGGCAGGTGTATGCCGTAGTCCTGTAGATTGGTGACGAGTTGGCTGCAACGGCATTCTTAAACTCTTCTTGTGTCTCAGTGAAGTTGAAGAGATCAGCCCATTCTTTCTTGTCATGTACTCTTCTGCTGAATAATACCTGCGACTTCTGTTCAGGTGAACGTAGGTTGATCGGAGTGTCGCCCATAACTTCCCTGACTTTCTTTTGCAGACGTGTTTCGATTTCCGCTTTCTCATTCTCAAACTCCTTTGCTACTCGCTCCAACTCTTGAAGATCGACTTTGAATCCTGCTGAATAAATTTCGGTAAGGGTTTTGCAGGTTTGGAAGGTAACTCTCTTGACTGTACTAAGGGAAGCTGATTCGGGCATGGCGAAGTCTTTCTCTTGGGCATGGAACAGTTCGCAAGTAGTAAGCAAGTCATGCTCAAGATAATGACATAGTTCAGCCAATGGTATCTCGTTTGTGTTCTTTCCTTCCTTAAAGTATTTCTTGAGTGTATCATCTTTCTGTACCTCTAGTTGTCTACGTTCTGCACAAGCCTGTAAGCTTAGTGGGTTTCTCTGACCACGATCAAGTATATACTCACCAAGCATAGTGTCATAGATGTCACCATCATACTTGAAGCCACACTGCCACAGCCACATCAAGTCGTGCTGTGCGTTGTGCATTATAAGTAAATCAGTGTTGTCTAAGTTCCACTGTACTTCTAGTCTTTGAAAGCCTGTGAAGTCCGTAGCTTCATTATGATCCAGTGTCTTGATAGTAAGGGTAGGTTTAGGATCGTCAGCATCTAGCATACCTACCTGTACCAAATGATTAGTAGGTTCGAAAGGATCAAGGTGAACCTTATCGTCACGCTTGGTGACAGTATTCTCTACGTCTAGCACTAACCTCATGATGAGTACAACGATCTTGCACCGTCAAGCGAACAGGTTATCTTACCTTGAAAGCCATTCAGTTTGTTCTTTGCAATGTTTAAATATCTAATCGGGTCTTCCTCTTCTCCTTCTACTTGTTGTGTCTTACCAATCAGTATCATAAGGTCAGCCTCTGCTGCCTTACCTGTCTTACTACCTTCCATCATAGCTTGGTTGAGATCTGATCTACCCTCTGCCTCGGCTGATAGTTGAGACATCCATATCACAGCACACTTATATTGTTTAGCTATGTTACGTGCATGGATAGCAGCAGCCTTGAGTGTTATGTCTGATCGTTCAGAAGATATGTCGGCAAACTTATCGCCCATATCCAGGACTACTATATCAGGACGCTCATGCTTTACTACTGACTCAACCCATGCCATGTTCTTACCAGTGGTATCTTTAAACTTTATGTGTTTATTTATAGACGAGTATCTCTTGGCAGCTAACGCAGGGTTTTCATCTACCTCTTTCATAGTCATGAGAGTTGATGCACTGATGTATCGTGCAGCTACACGTGTGTATGCTTCTTCATTACACAGTACAATACAGTTAGCACCTTGATGTGCAAAGCCATCAGCACCTGCTACGATAGAAGCATGGAAGCTAGTCTTTCCAGTATTAGGGCGAGCGCCAACCAAAAAGAAATGACCGTCACTGATACCCTCCACCCTACGAGCCAGACTGGGTATATTGAATGACCATTTCGATTCAAGTGCCGTTGCAGCAAGGACAGTATCAAGACTGTGATCATCCCACTCGACACGAAGATTTGGAGTAAAGTCATCTTTGTATTCCTCTAATAGTTTACGTAATGGTTCAAGGCTATTCTCTGCACCGTTCACAAAGTCAAAGCCTAAGTTAGCTACAAGGTCACCGACATGCTGTTGGAATAGCTGAGACAAAGTATCGTTTGCTATCTCATCTTTAATAGGTTCAGCTATCTCGATACGCTTGAACAGATCTTCATATGCTGTACGTGTAGCGGTGGTCATGCTTGCATTGATACGGTTGAACACGGCTTGTAAGTCAGACACAGATAGGTCAGTGTCATATGTTTCCATAGCAGTATCGAGTGCTTGCTTTATCTTACGCACATCTTTGCTAAAGATTTTGTCAGGACATTGTAATCCTTTATGTTGATTATAAAACTCTCTATTGAGTAACGTCTTTAGTAGTGCTAGTTCCATCATCTCTGTTTATCCTCGCTCTTTCCTCTGCTCTCGCTCTCTCTGCATCAGTGAATGATCTTATCTGTTGTACACATCTACCTGTCTCATAGTTTACTATCACACCAGTGTTCCACTTAGCACGTTCTTCTTCTGCATCCTCCATATTATCGAACAGCTTTGGCTTGGGAAAGTTTAGAAACCCATGTGTATTCTCAGGTACATACATGATGTCACCATCTACGTCAATGGTTACTGCTAACTTCATTGCATAACTCCTTTAGCTTATCTATATCTTCATCCATCTTATACTTTATATCATCTAATAAATTCATAGCGGTGGTCTTGTTACCTGTCCACAACTCTATCTCCCTGCGATACTCTACCGTCTTACCTATAGCGTCAGGGTCTAAGGCTATGATAACTCTACTATATTCCTGGATTTTCTCCATGTGCTTAGGACTCAAGCTTGTACCCAAGATAGCCATAGCTGTAATGTATGGTAACTCTTGTGTAGCTATGATAGCTGACAGTACATCCTCTACTATGAGTAATGTCTTGCCACTACCTACAGTGTAGTAGTCAGCCTCACCTGTGTAGCGATACCACTTAGGGCTATGCTTCTTACCTACTGCCCTACCTACCGCATCAATGATTCTACCTTTGTGCTTGATAGGAAAGACAACACGTTCGTCCTTCACATCATACATGGTATCGCCCAACGCTATACCCCAACGTCTAATAAAGCGTTGATGTTTTGTGTGGTTTGCTTTTGGTATCACCACATACTCAGGTATCTCCATAGTCTCCTTCTCTTTCTTTATGTTTGTATATGCACGTGCAATCTGTTGTTCTTTCATGCGGTGGTATATCTCTGCTGCTGTCATGTCTGTGTCATAGATACCACCAACAGTACAGCCTAGCTTGAAACAGTTGTACCGCATCTCGCCAAGTATATTAGCAGCAGTAAAAGTATTCTTACCTCTGCATTCAGGACAGTCACTCCTGTATCTCTCACCATCTTTAAGATTTAGACTGTCAACAAACTCACGCATCTTCATCTTGTTTACCTCTAGCTGCTAGTGCTTTGCTTGCACCACTGAATGTGTTGACCATGTATGGCTTGACTGATGCTGTATTCTGATGGCCTGTCACTTGCATAATACCTGCAAGATCAACACCACCCTCCATCATTTCCGTGACCGCTGTCCTACGTAAATCCATAGCCGTAAGCTCTTTAGGTAGATTAGCTTCTTCCAGGATCTTATTGATATGTAACGAGATTTCTTCTTTGTCATAGGGTGTATATGCTCCTGCTCTAGGCTTTACTCTCGGTACTACGTACTCTTGAAAGCCAAACTCCTCCTTCTGCTGACGCAGCATTGCACACAAGCCCTGAGATATTGGGAGGTGTACCTCTGCATTGCGCTTGTTCTGAGTCAGATCAATACGACATTCGTTTAAGTCTAAACTATTCCATGTAAGAAGCCGAACATCTCCTACACGTTGACCCCAGTCGTATGCCATATGTACTATCAGACCAATGCTGCGCCAGCGAAAGTCGCTGTAAGCTGTGTCAAGAAAGATTGACACTTGTTCACGACTCCAATGTACTCGCCTTGG